CGGGCGCCGTTTCATCTGTGTTGGGCGGTATCACCGGCCAAGCAAGCAACATCGCCAACAATCTTTTGGGCAGTATTACCGGTCCGGCCTCGGGCACTTTCGATCTTGGCAGCAGCCTAGTGAATGCTCTGCCTGGCGACATCGGTAGTAGCATATCCAATCTAACCAGCAATCTCGACATCACCGGCAAGGCCGGACAGTTTGCCACAGCTTTCAGCGACCCTGCTGCGGCACTATCCAATTTAGGAAATTTTGATATTAGCAGCTTGACCAATCTAGGTAGCGGCGCCGTGACCAATTTGCTTGGCAGCACCGGTCCCTTGGGTAGTGCGGTCTCCGGCCTGTTGAATGGTGGTAGCATAGGTGATGTGGCCTCCGGCCTGTTGAGTGGCAGTGGGTTGAGTTCAGTGACCAGTCTGTTGAGCGGTGGTGGTGTAGGTAGTTTGTTGGGCAGTTTTGGCGGTCTCAGCAGTCTAGGAGCCCTGGGCAGTCTTGGGAGCCTGGGCGGACTATTTGGTGGCGGTGGTGACAGTCTGGTATCTAGTACACAAGTGGCAGCCGGCTATAGCAATACTGTGGATAGAGGAACTCTTGATGTGGCATTGACCAAAATCATTGGCAGCACCAAGGTGCCAACTCCGCTGTTTGATTTTCCATCAATCAACAGTATCAGTCTCAATGCCAGTGCCGATATAACAGCCGCTTCTAACATATTGCAAAATCTCAAGAGTCAGGGCGGAGCACTGCTGAGTCAACTACAACAAACAGCTACCAACGCTGTGAGCAGTACTGTGCAAGATATAACCAAACAAGCCGGCGGCGTAATATCAGACTCTCTGAACAATCTAATAGGTTAAATACAGCATGGCCACATTTATTGGATTCAACACCATCAATCAAAACAAGTATTTTACCTTGACCGATTTTGAATTGATCAAACGAGACTTGTTGAATGCTTTCAGTATCCGCCAAGGAGAACTGGTAGGCGTGCCCGGGTATGGCACCACGTTATGGAACTTTGTGTTTGAGAATCAAACTCAAGATACCATACAAGCTGTGTACAACGAAGTGCAACGTGTGGCCAGCGGCGATCCCAGGATCCACATCAGTTCAATTGAAGTATTCCCTCAACAGAACGGACTACTGATACAACTGCAATTGACTGTGGTACCCAGCACCGATGCCCAACGTTTGTCTATCTTTTTTGATCAGACGCAGAACATGGCCAGCTACTTATAATATACGTAGTTTTTAAAGTCCATAAATACTCAACACTGGAATACATATGGCCACAACTACAAGACAAACTGCGATATTCGGAGTTCAAGACTGGAAACAGATCTATCAGACCTATCAGGAAGCCAATTTCCAAAGCTATGATTTTGAAACCCTGCGCAAGACCTTTGTGGATTACTTGCGCTTGTATTATCCAGAAACCTTCAACGACTATATTGAAAGTTCGGAATTTATAGCCCTGTTGGATGTGATGGCGTTTATGGGTCAGAGCTTGGCCTTCAGGACCGATCTCAACAACAGAGAAAATTATCTAGGCACAGCCGAGCGTAGAGACAGTGTGATCAAGCTGTCGAACTTGGTCAGCTATGTACCTCTCAGAAACACCGAAGCTTCGGGCTATCTCAAGGTATTCAGCATCAGCACCACAGAAAATCTAGTTGACTACAACGGCGTCAATCTCAGCAACATCACGGTCAACTGGGCCGATCCAACCAATCTAGATTGGCAAGAACAGTTTACGACCATACTGAATGCCAGTCTGCTCAACACACAACGTTTTGGACGTCCTGCTGCCAGTCAGACCATACTGGGCGTGAACACCCAAGAATATACCATCAATCTGGTTCCGGGCTATCTACCGGTAGTGCCTTACACTGCTGTGGTGGATGGCATCAGCATGCCGTTTGAAGCTGTCAATGCCACCAGTGCTGGTCAGGACTATGTGTACGAACCGCCTCCTCTTCCAGACGGTCGATTCAACATTCTATTCCGCAACGATCAGCTGGGATTTGCCAGTGCCAACACCGGGTTCTTTTTCTTCTTCAAGCAAGGCACGTTGCAAAATCAAGATTTCAATCTGGTTGAACGCATAACCAACCGTGCCGTAGACATCAACATAGATGGTATCAACAACACTGACGTATGGTTGTATCAGTTGGACAATTTGGGCAACGTGCAAAATTTTTGGTTTCCTGTGCAGAGCGTGTATGCGGCCGCAGCACAGCAGACCTCAGCTGGAACCCAACAGATCTACAGCATAGCCAGTAGAAATAACGATCAAATCACGCTGAATTTTGGCGACGGCATTTTCAGCACCATACCGGTGGGCACATTCAGGACCTATGTGCGGGCCAGCAACGGATTGACCTATATCATTAATCCGCAGGAAATGCAGAACATACAGATTCCTATCAGCTATGTGAGTCGCACTGGACAGATTGAAACACTCACATTCAACTGCGGTATCACTCAGCCGGTAACCAACGCCCAGGCCCGTGAAACCATCAACGATATCAAGCAACGTGCTCCGGCCCAGTACTATACACAAAACAGAATGGTCAATGGCGAGGATTATACCAATTTTCCTTACACACAGTACAACAGTATCTTGAAAAGCGCAGCTGTGAACCGAGCCAGCATAGGAACCAGCCGATATCTGGACCTAGTGGATGGTACTGGCAAGTACTCGAGCACCAACATATTTGCCAGTGATGGCGCCATGTATGAAACCAATCTAACTCCAGCATTCTTGTTCAGTTGGCTCAGCATCAACGATATCAGCAGCGTGGTCTACAACCAGATCAATCCGCTGTTGACCCAGGCCGGCCTACAACAATTTTATTATGCCAATTTTCCTAGACCCAACCTGTTGAACCTCAACTACAGTTGGCAACAAAGTACGGCCATGACCAACGAAGTCACTGGCTATTTTAAAAACAGTAGTGGCGATGCTGTGCCTGTGGGGTCAGCGGCCAGCAACAATGCCCGGTACATCACAGTTGGCAGCCTAATCAAGTTTGTTCCGCCGTCCGGTTATTATTTTGATGCCGACAACAATCTACGACCTGGGTCGGCCACATCACCCACTGAGAAAACTGAGATCTGGGCCAGCCCTACCGCAGTTTATCTGTCAGGCACCGGTCAAGGCCTAGGCAACTTGCCCACCGGAGTAGGTCCAGTGGTGCTCAATACATTTGTACCTACAGGTGCTGTCGCCAGTTTGGTCATCCCTACACTGGTTACAGATTTGCCAATCTCGGTCAAACAAAGCGTGGTCAATCAGATCTATCTCAATCAGAATTTTGGCCTGGGCTACAACAATCTCACAGCCACTTGGTATGTGATCACCAGCTCAAATCTGGCAACCAATGCCACGTTTGATCTTGCTAACGCACAAAACACATCCGGAACCAATGCAGATGCCAGCTGGTTGATACAATGCACCACCAACGGCAACAACTACACAGTGATATCAAGATCTCTAGAATACTTTTTTGGCAGCGTGGCCCAGACTAGATTTTTCTTTTACACAGCAGATCCAATCTACGACAGTCGTACCGGCACAGTGATACGGGATTATATCAATGTGCTCAAAATCAACACTCAGCCCGATACCAACTACCCCCTGCCCAACGACAGCATAGTCAATATCATAGCTCAGCCAGTTTTGACCGATGGACTGGTCGACGACTTCCAGGTAGAAATTTCATTTGCCAGCCAACCCGGAAGCTCGGTACCAATCAATCCTGACTTTTTTGATGAGCTGGTCGCACCCGCAACCAACTCCAATCAAAAATTGGTCTTCTTCCAGCAAACAGTGGATTTTGACAATTTACAACGCTATATCCTGGTTGATCCTGGCACAGTCAACACCAGTTATCCCAACCAGGCCAGCATCTTGTTGGCGTTGAGTCAATACACTGTGGGCCAGACTTTTTATGCCTACAATCAGTATCCCAGCAACACCATTACCAACCAAGTATTTTACACTATCACTCGAGATAGCACAGGCAACAACATGCTCACAGTTGATAACACGTATGCAGCAC